TAATGTAACATCTCCATAATCAAGACTTAATGAACTAAGTGTAACAGTATCTCCATCACTAATCTCTGATGTTACCGAAGCCCCTTCGATGTATACTAAATCAGACACCGTTTTAATTGCATTTTTGCCAACATCCCAAAATGCTTTTTTAAGATTCTCTTCATATATTTTTGGAAGACTATTTGCTAAGACAATATCAGCAGCACCTTCAAAGTTACCACCATTATCATTAAATACAACACTTTTAACATCTGTTGGCTTATAAGAATTATTTGTAATTCTCACATCAAAAACATAAAGTCTATATTGACAAGCAGGAGAACCTGCATCCCCACTATGATATTGTAATCCTCGAACTTGTGCGGTACCTATTAACGTACCAGTTGCTGCTCCTAAAGTATTTGCTGTTGCTGCATTTTGATGTGCGTTATAGAGTTTAACTTCTGTGATTGAGCCATACGGGAAATTACCTTGTAGTTCATCTACAATATAATAGTTACCCATATTAACAGTAATTACCTGATTGGTTATCGCTTTGTGATCAGCATTATCGGCTCTAATAGGAACATCAATTGATCCAAAGGTTTCAATTCTTTGACCATCGACATATGCTTTACCTGCACCAACTCGTACATCAAGAAGTGAAGTATTAGCATTTTCTTCAATTGATAAATTAAAACGTTCAAGATAATAGTTGCCGGATTCCTCAAATGTTCGCCTTGCCATCTCTTTACCAATAGTGGAATATACAGTATTTTGTCTTCTGCGTACAGGATATCCGTTTTGATATTCTACAAGAGTAAAGAACCTTTCGTCTGCTTGAGCTTCGGTAAGAGTTTTCACCGATAGTATTGGAGTTAACCTAACTCGATCCGCTCCTGGTGCATTTTCGTTGTTGTATCCTTCAGCATTATCTAATAACGTAGAATCTACTATGCTAGTGATAATGTTTTCTTCTGTTACAAAACCAACAACAATTCCGTCTGGTGAAATACTATATTTTTCTACAACGAGTAATTGCTCATCAACACGAATAAAAGCACCTTTTTGATAGATGACGCCATCAGAAATCTTTAAACCAACACCATTACCAATAGCATTTACGCTTTGACCAGGAACTCCACCGGCTGCTGTCACAGTTGTAACAGTTTGACCATTTGTAATATCTGATCTATAGTTAGAAAACCCTTCTAATCGAATGTTTTCTGTTGTGTTGAAAATTTTTTCACCGCCACTACCACTTTTTACATATCTTAAAAATAAAGTATTAAGAATTCCTGTGCTTTGACCAGCAGACTCTAATCCTGTACTTGTATCAATAACAAGAGCTTCAACGCCTGTAAGAACACCAACTGCCTTTAAATTTTTATAGTTTGACATAACAACTGGTTGACCATCAGTCTGAAGGTCTTTAATCTTAACGTAGGGAAGTCTTTCAATAAAGTTAAAGTTACAACCTCTTATAATTGACCCTTCTTGAAGGATATTATCACCAAATCTCTCAATTTGATTTTGAAGAATAGTCTGTAACTGTGTTAATTCACGAGCTTGAACCGCAACAGCGGGTTTGAAAAGAATTCTATGAAAATTCTTATCTTCGTTGAAATCATCAAAATATGGCGCATTCGTGAAATTAGTATTGAGGCCCATCTAAGAAAATATCCTTTAAAATTCTATTATTAGTCTAACTTTTTCTGATTGATCATCAGAGCGTTGAACTGGACGTATTGTTTCTATGTATATTACTTCACCAGTATTATCAATTAAGTCAGCATCAATTCTACTCGTAATGCTGGCTTTTGCAACATCTCCGCCGGCAGTAATTGTTTTAATGTCTTCATCTTCATTAAATATACCTGTTACATTATTTAGATAAATTGTCCTAAGAGCTCCAGTACCGGTTAATCCAACACCAGAGCTGATAGCAACACCGCTATTTGCCGTTGTGTTACCACTATTATTCACGTTTTGACTTCCAGCATACGTTGATCCATATGTAACTTTGAATTGCGTGGCTGTGCCAGTGGTCGTTATATAATACAAAGGCTCTGTATTTGACAAGACTGATCCATTCAAACCTTCGAATGAAACAACTTGACCGTTTGAGAATCCATGAGCAATATTTGTGGTAACAATTGCTTCTGTATCTGTCGATACTGCAGTAACAAATCGTGTGATAGTATTTGATACAGCGTGCACGTATCCGCTAGCATAATGTGCATTATCAATTACCACTGGACCTATATTAGGTTGACTTTGTACAACTTGTTCGTCTAAAGCAAAACCAGTACCAGAAACGCCCACTCCAAGATCACTACTGTTATCTGTGATTTGTACAGACAGTTCAGTTAATTGAGAAAACACACTTAATGTATTATCGACACTTGCAACCGTCGCTATAGTTCCAGAAGTCAATCCTTTTATTTGTTGACCAGTAGAGAATGGACCATCAACTTTTGTTAATCTAATCTGACCGCCACCTCTATTGGTAACTTCACCTCTTGAACTTGTGACAAAATTTTCTTCCAGAACTGATTCTGAAGCAGTATACAATTCAACATTAACTCTATCAGCAGTATCTAAAGTCGCATTCGTAATTGTAAATGTGTTAGAAGTGTAAGTGGCACTCATCACATCATCATCTAATTTTGCAATAGCGCTAACCAAATCTGAGTTGTATCCAAAATTATATCCATTATTATCTAAACCACTGATAACAGCATTATTCCCTGTGAATGTATACTCAGCCAGTAAAACAGTAGCGAGATCACTTTTTGCACCATTAACTGTCGTAGTAACATATCCTGTTGTTGCCGCGCTATTCGCTGAGTTATCAAAAGGAGTAGAAAGACCAGAATCTGTCCACACAGTAAAAGTATTTGCATTCTCAGTTGTTTTAACATAAAATATTTCTTCTGTGTTAGCAACAAGTGCAGTACCATCTAAATTATGAAATGCGATTGCTATACCATTCGCTAAACCATGACCATCAGCCGTTTGAACAGTTGGTGGTTCTTCAGCACTAATTGATACGATTTCTCTTGTTACTGTGCTATTACTAATTACATCACTATCTGAAAAGGCAGCGCTTGTCGTCGATAGTCTGATGTTAATCGTATTAGCGGCATTGTCATATGCAATGATTGTACCGACTTTATCTTCTGACGTAATTGTTGTTCCAACATCCCAAGTATTAACAGAACTATTTGCTAGAATATCAACATTGGCTGTGATTGTTTGATATCTACCAATATCATAAACAAAAGTTCGTAGAAGAGTATTAGAAGATTGTGGAGAATATTGAATTACAGTCTCACCTACAGTAAATAGAGAAGGATTCTCTCCACTGTTCAAAGTGATATTTACATTTGCCCATAACGGATCTTTAATCAATCCTATTTTACGATAATCGTTTGATGTAGAAATAGTATTGCTTTCAGTATTAGAAAACGTTACTGATATTCCTACTTTGTTAGCATAAAGTTCATTAATCACATCTGAACCATGACCACCCGGAGGTCCAAGAAGGACAGAAGTATTAGCAAGTGTCTGACTATCACCTGCGCCAGTAATTCTTACTTCAGCAAATGTATATCCTGATCCACGATTTACAATTTCAACATTTGATATCGAGTTTGCCGTACTATCTACACTTGCAATTGCCAATGCACCAGTACCATCGCCGTTGATTGTCACTTTTGGAGCGATTTCCCAAGTTGAAGTGAGATCGGGAGTTGTTGCGAAAGCAGAAGCTAAGACTACACGTCTTTCCTGGCCTGTAACAACATATTCAGCAATTGTACGAACTTGACCAGCACCAGCACCAGAACGAATGTAGATAGCACTATCTTTATAAAAATCTGTGATTTCAGAAACTCTTTCACCTCGTATTAGAATATCTGAAATATCATCAATGGCATTACCATTATTTTGCTGATAAACTTTCATATTAATTTCGAGATTAACGCTTCTTACGTTAATTAAACTTATCGTATTTGAATCTGTATCTATTGAAGTGATTGTAGCGGCTGCTGCTATGCCATTAATAGGATCAATCGCAGCATTGGCTGAAGTTCTAAACGTTACGCCACCCACAACAAATTGTGCTGAGTTCGCTACTGTTAACGTATAAACACCAGACTCAAGAGAGTGTATTGTGTTATCGCCTGCAACAGAAATTTCTTTAAATCTACCAGTAGCATACGCATTGTAGTTTCTACCAGCACTTATAATGTCTATTGATTCAATAGCACCATTAATAGCATTTGCTGTTACATTAGCGTTTGGTATTACAGGAACATAGTCGTTTGTAGCAAATTTATTCCATTCAGCAGAACTAATGGTGTACATATATTTCCAAATGTAACCATCACTTGTCTGATAAAACTCATCATCTGCCGTAGTGCCACCAGCGCCAAACAAAGGTTTTGATGTTGACCGCGCGCCTCCATTATTGTTTAAACATTTAAATATGTGATATTGGCTTGATTGTGAAGTAACTACATAAAAGTTATTGATTGTTAAATCTGAAGGATTCTGTGTTTTAGGGTCATATTGAGCATATACTGTACCACTTTCCCAATCGATTCTTTTGATCATATGTTTGATGTCTGCATTAGTAACTTTTTTACCAAAAATCATATCATCCCATGTGGTATTAAACACATCTATCAAACCAGTGTTTGGATTTGGCGGCGTATTATCGTCGGCAAAAGGTAAACTTTTACCAGCAAAAACATAATAGTTTGTGTTGTCGAACTCTGATACAGATTCGATAAACTGTGCTGCTATATGTGTTTTAAAGTTGTCTGTAACTAGTTTACCCATCTTCTTCTTACTTTATAAGGTTTGCACAGAATCGCTGGTCGAAGGAGCAGCGGCGACATTTATATTTATATTTGAATTTTTAACAACAGTTCCAAATAGTTCAGTACCAGAAACATGAACTACACTCTTAACAATATCTCTATACTTATCAATTGAGACCCCAGTTTGAATATCATATGAAAATTCTTGATAATATTTGTTATCGTGTATTTTGGCAGCATCATTCAAATGTGACGTTACTGTAGACCAATAACCTTCACCAAGACCTTGCTGTTCAATTGATGTATTAGCAGTAATAACAAAAGGATTAGATGTTCTTGTAAGTGTTGCTTGCTTATTATCTTCATATCCATAACCAGAATTTACAATTTCTAAACCAGTAGCCACACCATCGGCAACGACTACCTCAGCATCAATCACCGCATTATCACCCATGGGTTTAGATGATGCTATTGTTTCATACGCAAGAAGTGTTGCTGTAGACCCACTAGAACCAGTTATTGTATCATTTACAGTCCATACAACATTAAATGATGTTCTTTTTAAAGTTATTGTACCAACACCATTTTCATCTAAATTTTGAGAAATAACTTCTCCTTTAGAATCATCATACTGTGAAATAATATCACCGATTGTAAACCTTTGACCACTAGTCATATTCACAACAAGAGAAAAGTCCTGCTTATTATATGCTGCAACATATGGATTAAGAATCTTAACAAATGGCTCAATATTATAATTAGAACCTGTATTGATTCGTGTTAAAGAAGCAATTTTACCCATTGTGAAGTTGTCAAAAGTAAATAAATTTTGAAATTGAGTTGTCGAATTACCACGAACGTTTTTAGGAAACCCATATCCAAAATCCATAATAATTGAAACATTTGCAACATCTCCACTGGTAGATGGAAGCGTAAATGTAGGAGTTGTCCAATAGCCGTGACCTGGATTTACAACGGTAATTTCAATAATTTCACCATTTGCACCAACATTTGTTATTTCTGCAAATGCTTGAACAAGTGGTGGGCCTTCAGCATAACCCCCACCAGAAAATGTAATGTTTTGACCTACACTATAGTGTGTGCCAGGGTTATTGGTATCTATAGTCATCGAATCTACAAATCCAATACCAGAATTAGCGGCAGTTCCAACCTGAGTTTGCAGTAAGTCTTGCCCTCTATAATTTTCACTATTAAGTAGATCCGTGTTTAGCGCAACAGTCTCTGAATTTTCAAGTGGAGCACCAGGTTGAAATGTAGCGCCTTGACCTGTTCCGAGGTTAAGTATTACCTCATCTATATTCGCTTCTAGGATACTAAAATCAACTCGTTCTTCACGAACAGTTTTAATTTTTAAATCTAGACCTTCAACATACTCAAAATTTCTATCTGCATCTTCAGAATACAATCCAACGTGTGTTGTATTTTGACCTACTACAATTCCTCTTGCTGTATTATTAGCAATTCGACTTATAATTCCGTTAGCTGAAGGATTACCATTTAGCCATATATCTGTAGCTCCTGTAACAACAGTAGAAGATATTTCATCTTCACTTTGAGTTATAATACCTCTTGTTTTTTTACCAGGTGTAAATAAACCATAAACGGTTTTAACAATCCATGTATTACCATCTACACTAGATGATACAATACCGACTGCGCCAGGCGTAGTTATTTTCACCGATGATATAGTTGATTCAACCGTAGGAGTTGTATTTGAACTGGCAGCAGAATAAATGGCAACCGTTCTATCTTTTTCAAAATTACCCCAAGCAGGCTCTAACGTTATTTTATTTGATGTGGTATTAGCTACTGTTAAATACCCATAAGCATAATCAACAAGTTCATTTAAGGCAGTGTTTCCTGAACCTGTAGGATCATCAAAGAACCTCATCTCAACTTTAGAACCAATTTCTCCGGTCCAATTGTCAGCATCATCAACACCAATAACAATTTGTGATTCTTCTTCTAATATTTCATTTATAATTAAATCAGTAGTGGCGGTAAAATCAATCGATGTTTGATTTGCAAAAGACCCAGAAGTAATACCAAGATTAATTACACTAGAAGATGTATTAGCTCCGTTTGCTGTTTCATCAGTAAAGGTAATTAAACCATTGGATGATTGACTTATACTAGAAGCATTCGTTACTGATATAAGCGCTGCATTGCCTTCCACAACATACTCATAAATATTAATATTAGCACTAGCTGCAGGAGCAGTTATAAAAGTAACACTAGTTGTATTAGACGTATAATTTGTAACAACAGCATCGTCAACGGTAACTACTATAGTATCTGAAACGGAAGTGTTCGGTCTCAAAAAATCTACAGTGGTATTATCACCCGTATGGTTTTGAACAGACACGTCACTTACACCAAGAGCATAATTATTTGCTTGGTCTGATGTTAGCCACTGTTCATTAATATCAGTAGCACTAAGTAAACTTACTATTTCCTTTTCTTGAACTACTGGCTCATAGGGAATAAATTGATTTAATGTATTTGAGTTGTCAAGTCGAATCATATGTGTTGCAACATACACAGAAGTATAATCGTTTTGTGGGTTTCCATCAGTTAGATCATTTACTGTATAGCCGGTTCCACCATCAACAAGATCAAAACTAACTCGACCAGTAGCACTTTGAATAGATGTTACTTTTGCTTTTCCTTGCTTCCCACTTTCATGCTCAATATCAAATATATCACCGATTGCATTATTTCTTCCGCCATTAACAACATTTAAATTAGTTAAAGACCCTATAATCAATGGGGCATTTTCTATGTTACCATTCTCACTGACGAACTCATTCGTTATAAATGATCCTTCAAGATTACTTAAAAACATAATATCAATGTACTTACCAGCAACTCGTTTGGTTACTAAAGATTCAACAAACGCTCTTGCTGATGAACGATTACCTGTAATCTGTTTACCAAGAAACCCCTTTGACCTTGATGACCTTGTAATCTCGATATATCGTGGTATATTCCATTTACTATCGGACGGTTTTAATATATCTACGCTTGGGAAATAAACTGTTGCATCTTCATTAAATAGCATACGAATTAAAAGTTCAACCGATAACGGAGAACCTTTTGAGCGATAGAAATCTATAATATGTTTAATGGCAAAACGATTATCTACAGACTTTGCATATGGAAATTGATTCAAATATTTCTCTTTAAAATGTACCACAAAGCTGTCTAAAGTCTCATCAATATCTCTATTTCGAAACATTGAACGACTAAGTGTAATCGGAGAAGTTGATGTGCTTTCCAAAAACTCATAGTATGCTTTCACAAAAGCAACTAGATTTGCTCCGTCTTCACGATAGACAGCAGGAAATTGTTGCTCAATGTATTCGGATATTGTCTGTGATAGATCATGCATTATTTCGTCGCAGCTCTTACATTAATTTCAACATCAGCATTTCTAATAGATAACACTCTGTCTTTTGGTCCAACAATATCTCGCCCCTCAAGTCTAGCATATATTTTAATTGCATTACCAGAGAATGCTGAAACATTTATACCAGTAATAGTTACTCTACCCGTAACATAATTAACTGTACCTACATCTTCATCTAGAAGTGTAAATCCTGATACAGTGTTTGTTAAAATTTGTAGTGTTCCTCGTCCATTGTCTTGAACATATGCAGTCTTACCATTATAAGTAAATGAAGATGTTCTAATTGCAGGTCTATGAAGATTTGGATCTTCATCTAATGTTAATGGATGATCAATTATTAGATGATTTTTAAAATTAACTGTTATTGTTGAAGCTAAACCAACTGTCGGCACAAAGTCAGCAATCATTCTTATTTCTGTATCATTTGCAACAATAGCAGGGTGACTATCATCAATTGCTCTAGAAATTCTTGATACTCTTAAATTTTTATTAAAATCATTTAAATATGTTGTGTTATATGAGCTTATAGCATTCCTAACAACGCTTTCAATTTCTCCTGGAGTAGCATCAGAAACATTGATATTAAAATAAACTGTTGATATTAACTCGGCATACAAAAACTCCGCTGATATAACTTCTGGATATACAGTTAATGGGCTTCGCTCTAATAAAAACCTTTTATAAACTTCTTTAAGCGCCTCTGAAACTCCATCGCCCTGTGTTGTATCAATAGAGACAAACACTTTACCATATCTTGGTGGATCAAGTTCTTCACCACCAAATACTGATATTGCTTGAATTTCAGAGAAGTTACTTTTCATTAGATTTACATAATCAGATTCTGTTACAGCTCTATCTTGAATTTGAATTGATTTAGGAGCATAGAATTTTATAGAGTCAAGAGACTCTTGTTCTGCTCCACCTGAAGAAATTGATTGTGTTGTCACAGTTGGTACATATCCACCTATTGAACCAACAGATGCGAATGTTTTAGCGTTGTTAGCATCTTCTCCTATAGAAACTCTATAAGTGACTTCAACAACCTGTCCAATTTGTGGTTCATATCCAAAACTATTCTGTCCAAAATAGATTTCATATTGATCTTCTTTAAAGGCTTGTAAATAGTACACTTTATCGGTGGCGTTTACACCAAATAGATTGGGTTTGTAAGTATACGAATTTGAAGCAGCACCAGCAACATTTGAGTCGTAAACAACAACTTCTATACTATTAGTATCAAGTCTTTTGTTACTTAATTCATATTTTGTAGATGCTGTAACATCAAAATACTCTTTGACAATTCTTCCTTCATAAACAGAAACGTCTGTAATACTATACACTCCATCTACAGGAGTTACAATATTCGCCTCATCAGTTAAAAAGGTATATGTTGTACCGTCAAGCGTTGTTGTAAACTTTGTATATTTTGGAATAGTTATTGCAGCAGGAGAGTCAGATGGACTAAACGATATGTTGATTTTAGCAATAGAACTACGATATGACCTAGGTAAGTAATTTAATTCTTTTGTATGCGAAACTACAGATGATTTCAGTTTTGCCGAATCAAGAAACATTTCACCAAGCGCCATGTTTGTATAGAAACTGTTCTGAAATGTGTTGTACGCTAGAATATCTAGTAATACAGACATATTCGAACCATCATAATCGTAATCAGCGAACTGAGTCTGTCCTTGAAGAAAAGACTTCAACTGCGCTTTGATTTGATTGAAGTCTAATTCTGATATAATGGTTTCAGCCATATTACCGCACTCTTTCTAAAATTATTTCTAATGTAACAGGTTCTTGTAAGTTTACTATTGTAAAAACTATACTTATCTGAATTTCATGTTGATTGAAAGTTTCTGAGACAACAACATCAATAATATTTGCTCTTGGCTCATGTGCTGTTAAAACGTCTCTAATGTGTTCTTGCATCGTAAGAAATGTTTGAGCGGTGATGTTCTCAAACAGCATACCTCGAATATGACCACCCAAATTTGGTTGAAATAGTCTTTCACCTTTATCCGTCAACAACAAATTTCGAATAGACTGTTTTACAGCATCGATGTTTGTTTTGCGTAACAGCGTGTTCCGAATTGGATGTTTATCCAAATCGGTATAAAAATCTGAGTAAACAATTCTTTGAGTTAACGGTGTGGCCATATTTTTCTCGTTGTTTTATTTTTATTTATATCACTTTAACAAGGCACCAACAGCATCTAAATTCACTGTTGATCCATTAATAAGTAATTTTGATTTAATAGTTCTTGGGCTTTTAATTAGTTCTTTTGGTTGAAAATGAATATAATCATCCTTAATAGGATTTATTAATCCATATTTTGCGAATATTTGTCTAGGAATACCAGTATAATAGTTACTCGTTTTACTTTTTTTAGTACCATTTACAATCACCTGAATATCAATCGCACAAGCAAAGTTATGCCAACTATTTCCTGGTTTTGCGACTGGAGTGCCGCGAGGTTTATAATAGTTATAAAGTTCTTGTTGTTTTGCGTATGATCTTGTTGAAGAAGTAACCCTCGCTCGAATACCAGACTTAATTAAAATTTCATCAGTTGTAATATCCTTCATAGCATCAGCAAATCTTTGACGAATTTTAGGGTGTAGTGTGTTAATGTGATTTGCAATTTCAGCATTATAAGGACCACCAAAATAAGACTTATCAAAAGTTTTCTTTTCTCCAGACCATTCTATAGCACTCTCAACAACTTGTTCTTTACCTTTAAGTGGTCTACCTTCTATACCGGAATTAGCAATGGCTGTCTTTGATTTCTTGGACAAATCTTTAAATTTTGCTTCAGTGTGTTGAACTTTCTTTTGGGCTTCATCCATCTTTCTTTTAATTAATTCATCATTATATTTTGAGGCGGTCGCTATTTGTCTTTTTACGGCATTTTCAACTTCGGATGGGGTCGAGTTAGGATTGTTTTTCTCATAGTTCTTTATAAACGCAGCAATCTGTGCTTGTTTCTTTAAATTTATTTCTTTTGATACTAAGCCTTTTAAAGTATCAAGCGCTTGTTTGTGATTCTTTTGAATTTCATTAACAACATTTGGACTTGCTTCAGTAAGTTTTTTAGACAGAGTTTCTACTGATTTTTTATTATTTTCAATTTTAGATTCCATTGTTTTTTGAAGATGGTCTCCACAGGATTCAGCGATAGAATTAAGAGAAGAAAGACTATCTTTAACACCTAATAATGTTTTTTTTATCTGAGTGGAATAAGCATTTTCAATGGAATTTGCAACATCTTTGATGTAATTTTCAGCAGAACTGATTGACGTAGAAACTGTCTCGGAGAGATTATCAAATGCTGTAGTAAGATTGTCTTTAACACTGTTGATTTCCTGTTCTATGTCTTCTGCGATTTCATTTGCAGTCTTTGCTGCTTCACGAATTAGATCCTCAGCACTTGCTTCAAAAAAAGCAAGGGATGGTATTGACGGCATTTTAATATCAGCAGTACTTAACTTACTTAAATCGACACTTGTGTTTAATGCTGTGACTAAAGCATCACATCCACCATTCACAGCCGCTTCAAATCCCATTATACTATTTTGTAAATTTGTCATTGACTCTAAAGATACGTCAAATGATGCGACATTAAAATCAGCAGGATTTACTCCAGAATCATAAAGCACAGAAGATAATGTTTTTGGAGTAATAGT